CCCGTAGGGTTAGATGAAACAGATCTTAATACAGAGCTTGGATCTGTCGCTATTGGTGCATATTTTATAACATATTCTAGAGCTGTTGATGTTAGGATTGGTTATCAAACAGATTCTGTTGAGGTTATTAGAGAAACCCCCATACCCGCAACAAGGGACTGGGCTTTTGTTTCTCAAACTTTTAGCCTTCCCGATGACCTAACAAACTTTAAGTTTATTATCGAGCTTTCTTTTCAATCGACAGATATCCCATACGAGATAGCAATTAATGGTATTAACGCAGGACAGTGGTCAGAAGAGTTCCACCTAGAATCACCAGGAGTTTATCCACAACCTTTGCCATCAAACATTGATATAGATTCAGAAGGCGTAGAGGCCTTGGCCTATGGTCTAGAGGGCGCTAGCGGTTATTATCTTTCAAGAAACAATGTTTTGTATGCTAAGAACTCTGGGCTACCCTTGGTTTACGGGGCATTCAATAGCACCGTAATATTTCCTAATGCCAACAGGCCATCTCTTATCGTTCCTGGTTTTGGAGCAATGAATGAGTCTGGAAAATACAAAACATTTACCTTAGAGTTTTGGGCAAAGATACAGTCAAACAGCATTTTGCCTAGAAGGATATTTGGACCAATTGCTTCAACTGACGGTATCTATGTAGAAGGCCCATTTCTTAAAGTAAAGCTTGGAGATTTTATTGGTACCCATTATGTTGGAACATGGGATAGACCAATGCTTATTAATCTTAGGCTAAAACCAGAAAGAGCAAGCCTAGTTCTTAATGGAGAAGAGGTGATATCTCTTGAGCTAGATGCAAACTCTCTACCCTACCCAGAAAAATTTGATGGTGATGATAACGATCAGGACTGGCTAGGCTTTTATGCCTATGATGATGTTCCTATTATTCAGGTAGACTGCGTTGGAATATATCCCTACGAAGTGGCTACTGTTGTTTCAAAAAGAAGGTGGGTGTATGGACAGGGAGTAGAAGTACCCAACAATATTAAAGGATTAAACCCAGCAAACTCTGTGTTTATTGACGGATCTTTTTCTAAAAGCGCAAAGAACTATTCCTACCCACGAATGGGCACCTGGAGAAACGGGGTAGTTGAAAATCTTATTCCAGAAACACAATCGCTAAATATTCCAGCATATACTTTGCCCGATGTTCAGTTTGATAATCAATCTTTATCTCAGTGGTACTTTGACCTTCAAGAAGCACAACCATTATCTGGAAGCAACTTTATTAGCTTAAAGCCAAACAGTAACTGGAACAATACTAACGGATATATTGGTTTTGATAACCTTAATCTTTTGCAAGAAGAGACTCAATGTTTCTACGGAGTTTTTGAGCTTACGGAGATAGCAGAAAACAAACAAATACTTTTTGAGCTTGTCAATGAAATACGTGGTTCAAGGCTTACCATATCTTTAGAAAAAGAAACTATTGACATTTATGATGGTCCAACCTATGAAGAGTATGCAATTTCCTATACCCTCACATATAAGGCACCTAATGGTCAAACAATAAGCACATTGCTGTACAAGTCTTTCGGTCATGAGGTTGGTGAGATATTCTTAGTCGGACTCCATCTTGCAAGGCTTGCCTCTAGTTTTGGAACACTCATATCCTCTTTCTTTGGAGCAAAGCAAAACGTTAAGGTTTTTGTCGGCGGTACCCCAGGATTTTCCAATACATATACTGGAAAAATTTATAGAATTGGTTTTTCCACAAGAAGGAATGTGCAAAAAATAGAAAGTTTGTTTTCCGCAAGAGGTGTTCCTACAGACTATGAAAATGTTTTTGATCTTTATGGAGGAGACTCTTTTTACGATGGTGGGTTCGCAGATACAGAGTTTTGGCCGTTGGAGTTTGACGGCGGTCCACCAGAGGGATTTGAAAAGCTTCAGATACTTCCACATCTGGCAAGCTACACACTTATACCAAAAATAGAATTTGACAGCTTTAAACTAGACATAGGAATCGACTCTTACTGGGAAGACTACATTCCACACTTAGACTACCCCAAGCTTTCGAGGTTTAGCTCTAACAACTACGACACTGCGGGATCAATCGTAAAAACTTATGTAACCTTTCAATACCTTGCGGAAGGCGCAAACAAAACACAAAACAATTTTACAAGCATTGTTCCCTTAAATAGAAATGGCGTTGTTGTGCCAGGAGAAGAGTTCTTATATTCAAAATACGAAGTTCTTGACGACACAATTGTTTATCCACCACAAGGCATAAACTTTAATAGTCTTTCGATTAATATACATATTGAAATGAGCATTCCTGGAATTATTTCTAACCCAGTTAAAATAAGATCAATCAATCTTTCTTCCCAGGCATTAGGACAATCTCCTAATAGAATTGGAACGCGCTTTGGGGCAGAGGTTTTCCCATACAAAAAAGACGGAAGATACACAGACTATAAACGTGTAAACTCTTTCAGCATGACAAAAACAAGCTCTCCATATTTATATCTAAGTGGAAAGTCTGGAATTAAGATGCGTGGAGACTTTTCTTTCTCAGACTCTGACGGTATAACGCTTCCTCTAAACAGGAACAGCAAGCGGTTCTTTAAGATTGGGGCTTTTCAGTTTGCAATGAGATATGACGAAGAACTATTTCCAATTTCTCCTGTTCAAATTTTTGAAATAGAAGAAAAAAACGAAATTATAAAGTTTTATTTGGTTAGCGATAGAGCTACTCGCAAAAGAGGATATATCTTTGCAATAAATAGTTCTACAGGCCAGCTAAACCCATCTGTTATTTACAATTTGGATGGTAGGGCGGTAAAGAGAGCAACTCTGTCACCAAAATCTTGGTCAATGATTGGTCTAGCTTTTACAACACCCCTAAATTTTTCTGAATTTGTCGGAGCATTCAGAGTAACAAGCCCAGTAATGTTTGATTCCATATCCTTCTATCAAATTACAGAGGAAGACGAAACAGAAAGATTTTCCTTTAGAAAGTGGTATGCGGTAAGATCAGAGCCAGACAACGTTCTCGATTGGGACTACTGGGATGAGAATATCTGGTCTGAGGTTCTATTCCTTTCAGAGTCAGAACCAACAATTCTTGACCCAGCAAAGATATATAAACAATATGTTGGCACAGATAGGCTGGTTTTTGACAATGATTACGTATTAAGCCTGGATAACTATCGCTACAGCGTCTTTAAAGATCTTAGATGGTCACGACAGATACTGGATTCTGCATAGTATGCTATAATTGTGGTTATGAAAGAACCAAAACCACGCTTTCCTGGTCAAGTTGGTGACACAAAGGTACAGGTTATAGAAGAAAACTTCTCTAACTATGGCACATATGTCTGGCACAAGCCCAACGGTAAGGCATTCACTGACGGAGAGGGTAACGCATTGTCTATTGAGGCAATGAAGGGTGACCTGTCTCGTGTTCAAGAATTACAAGATGCCGCTCGATATTGGGGGCAGTCAGATGGTCAAGCAAAGTTTTATCCCAACATGCGTAAGATTTCAGAAGAAGAACATAGCGAGCAGCTAGACAGAATGAAACAAGGCCTTCTTCCTAACATGAATGATCTAGGCGCTGTCATTGCTGCCAAGCAAACATTAAAGCAGTGGGGTGACGAAGGCTAATGTCACAAGAGTGGACTATCGGTGCTCGCATCGACGAAATCGAACAGATAGAAGATCAATTCAAGAAACAAGATCCGTTTAATCAGAGCTGGGACAATCTCAAGTCCTATCGGGGTATCGAAGCAAACTTCAAGCGTCGCTCTAACAGAATTGCTAAAACCCTTCAGATGCCACCCTCTGACCAGTACATGAGAAGCGCCCGCACAAACCAGGTCGGAGTTGACGGGGCACAGTCGAAAGAAATTAATCCAGGCGATGTCTATCGTAATGGATATGGAATGTTCGATGTCATCACACCCCCTTGGAATCTTTACGAATTAGCAAACTACTACGACACATCATTTGCCAATCACGCAGCTATTGACGCGAAGGTAGAAAACATTGTTGGTCTTGGTTATGACTTCCAGATTTCACAGAGAACCATGCTACGTTTAGAAACCAATGAAGATCGTGAAGCCGTGAAGCGTGCTCGTAATAGAATTGAAAGAACAAGGATTGAGCTAAGAGATTGGCTAGAAACCCTCAACGATGACGAGTCCTTTACTCACACGCTTACAAAATTTTATACTGATGTTCAGGCTACTGGAAACGGATACCTTGAAATTGGTAGAACGACAAAGGGAGAGATTGGGTATGTCGGACACATTCCATCAACTACAATGCGTGTGCGCAGATTGCGTGACGGGTACGTACAGATAATTGGAAACAAGGTTGTATACTTCAGAAATTTTGGGGCACGAAATCAAAACCCAGTAACTGAAGATGCACGACCAAATGAGATTATTCATTACAAAGAATACTCACCACTAAATACTTTTTATGGTATCCCAGATATCATGTCTGCCCTTTCTTCACTACACGGAGATCAGCTAGCATCACAGTATAATATTGATTACTTCGGTAACAAGGCCGTACCCCGCTATGTTGTAACTCTTAAAGGCGCAAAACTATCTGCTGATGCAGAAGATAAGATGTTCCGTTTCCTCCAGACTAGCCTTCGCGGGCAGTCACACAGAACTCTATACATTCCTCTTCCTGGAGACACGGAGAGCAACAAGGTAGAGTTCAAAATGGAACCAATCGAAAACGGTGTACAAGAAGCATCATTTAATGAATACCGCGTTCGTAATAGGGATGATATTTTGGTTGCACACCAAGTACCCCTTTCAAAAATTGGCGGTGGAGATGCTTCCTCTATTGCCTCTGCTCTTGCACAGGATCGTACCTTCAAAGAGCAGGTAGCAAGACCAGCTCAGAAGAACCTTGAAAAAATGATTAACAAGATTGTAAAAGAAAAAACTGACATCATTGAGTTTAAGTTCAACGAGCTAACTCTAACAGATGAGATTGCACAATCACAAATCATTGAACGTTACATAAAGACACAGGTTATGACACCAAACGAAGCACGTCAGCAGCTTGGTCTACCACAGCGTCCAGATGGCGATGACCCATTTGAGATGTCTCCTCGACAGCTTACAGATGCACGAGCTAATTTGGCGGGGAACAGGGAGAGAGACTCAGAAAGATCCAACAATCAATCAGATAGTCCATCTACCGTTAGTGGTCGCAACGCACAAGGTGAAGGCGCAGCCTCAGAATAAAAAAGTTACCATATTGTAACATTTTTTTAAAAAGAGTATATAATGGAGTTAGTATGACTATATTTCAATGCACCGTAAATAGGTGTTTAAATCAAAGGAGCCTTATCCATGCATAACATCGATAAGGCAAGTCTTAGTGTAGACGGCACCGACATTAACCTTTCTATGCCCTTTGCAAAAATAGACAAAGAGCGTAGAACTGTTTCCGGCTTTGCCACCACAGACGCAGTTGACAAACAAAACGATATTGTAACTACGGAAGCGTCTATTCATGCTTTTTCTAAATTCAGAAACAATATCCGCGAAATGCACCAACCCGTAGCGGTAGGGCGACTTGTTAATTTCAAACAAGACAAATACTTTGATCCAGAAACAAAAAAGTTTTATGATGGAATCTATGTTTCTGCATATATTTCAAAGGGTGCCCAGGATACTTGGGAAAAGGTTCTAGATGGAACCTTGTCAGGTTTTTCAATTGGTGGGAAAATGCTAAAGTGGGATGACGCATATGACGAGAAGATGGATACTCAGGTTCGTATTATTAAAGAATATGATCTTGTAGAGCTTTCCCTTGTTGATTCCCCCGCAAATCAGTTTGCCAACATTCTCTCTATCGAAAAGGTAGACGATGCTAACGTCCTTAAAGGCGCTAGTGTTGCAGAGTTGGAAAATGTATTCTGGGATTCAGAGTCAGGCCTCGTCATACTGTCTGATAATGAATCCGAGAATCACCCAGTGTCGGGGGTATCGATGAAGAACATTGGTTTTGTAGAAAAAACTGATGCAGAGAAAACCGACATGATTAAGTTCTTAGTTGATAGTGCTAAAGGCATTGATCTTTCTAAGATGACAGAGGAGGTAAGTCCTATGACTGACACAACAGAAAACCTTACAGAGAAATCTGATGAGGTTGTTGAAGAAGTAGAGGTCGCTCCAGAGGCAGATGTCGACACTGAAGCAGTAGAAATCGTAGAAGAGGATGTTGAAAAAGCAGACTCTATCGATGCTGCTCCAGAGGCAGACGCCGAGGTTGAAAAGGCCGACGCTGCTGAAGCTGACGTTGAAAAGGCTGACGACGATGAGTCTGATGTCGAGAAGGCCGATGCTGTCGAGGTAGAAGAGGTAGCCAAGTCCGACGATGTCAACATTGCTGATGCAGTTGTTGAAATCAAGGATACCCTCTCATCAGCCTTTAGCGATCTAGCAGAAACCGTTAAGTCTCTACACGAGCAGGTTAATGCACTCAACAAATCAATTACTGGTGTATCCGATGAGCTATCAGCAACTAAAAAAGAAATTGCTGATGCTAAGGGCCAGTTTGATGAGTTTGGTAAGCGTGTCGATGCTGTAGAGCAAGACACCGCTTTCCGTAAATCTGGCGATCTAGGCGAGATCGTGCAGGAACAGCCAGAAATGGTTGAAAAATCCCTATGGGGCGGTCGTTTCCTCAAAACTGCCGATCTATTTAACTAATAAAAATCACTTAGGAGGTGACAATATGTCGGAAGAGATTAAGAAAAACAACCCAGATGCTGGTGGTGACGACTCCGGTCGTTACAACGCAGAAGGCGCATTCGCGTCTGGTGGCGTTGGAAACGTGAATAATCCTGGTGCAGACACACTAGGAAATATCCCAACAGCCAGCTTTGGCGTTACAGATGGTCCAAATGCCGTAAATCCTTCGGGTGATGCAGGCAGCGGTATTCTCCGTCCTGAACAGGCACGTCGTTTTATTGACTACGTGTGGGATGGTACTGTTCTCGCCAAAGATGGTCGTCGCGTAACTATGCGTGCAAACACTATGGAACTTGAAAAAGTTAACGTAGGTGAGCGCGTTATTCGTGCGGCTTCTCAGGGTGTGGGTGACTACACCAACACTGGTGCAACCTTCTCCAAGGTGGAACTTACTACAAAGAAGATCCGTCTTGACTGGGAGGTCAGCGCTGAAGCACTCGAAGACAACATTGAAGGTGCTGCTTTGGAAGACCACCTTGTTCGCTTGATGACAAATGCATTTGCAAATGACATCGAGGACCTAGCCATTAATGGTGACGGTTCAACAGGCAACTTCCTTTCCATCCTAGATGGATTCGTAAACCGCGTACAGACTAACGGCGACGCACATGAGTACGTCGCTACGGTTACCGACAACGCTTGGACTACAGAGGTTATGCAGGGGATTCTCCTTGCTATGCCCCGCAAGTACCGTGCGTTGAAGAACAACCTCAAGTTCTACGCAGGCACCGACGCATTCCAAGGTATCGTTAAGAACAACGGTACTCTTGCAGATGCAATTGCTGAAGCCTTTGCTGGCACACCAGCTGGTACAGAGCGCAACCGTCAGGCATACCTTGACGGTCAGGCCCAGACTATGGGTACTGCTCGCACCACTCGTGTTCTTGGCATTGACGTTCTAGAAGTTCCTTACTACCCTGCTGGCTATGTCGACATGACATTCCCAGCTAACCGTGTATGGGGCTTCCAGCGCGACATCACCGTTAACCGCGAGTATGTTGCCAAGAAGGACACGATCGAGTACACCGTATTCGTTCGCTTCGGTATTCAGTGGGAAGAAGAAGACGCTGTAGCATACGCTGACGCAGCTGCTGATTCCTAAACCATAAATTAATACCCGTAGGGGGGCAGGGACTTCGGTTCCTGCCCCTTTATTTATTCTGTTATAATAGAGATATCTATATAGGAGGCATTTAATGTCAGAAAACGATGCATGGAATGGTCCAGTGTCTGATAGCCACGCAAGTCTGATTACCGCCAAAGCAACAAAAAAGCGGTCAGATGGCGACGGTACGGATTCTGTCGGATCAATTGAGACGGGTGCAATTGGTGTAACTAAATCAACACCAAAAAAGAAAACAGCAGCACCAGCAGCACCCAAAAAAGAAAAAGAAGTAACTATTGCCGTTCATTCAACAAGAAATGTTGTTTGGGAAGGTCTTGGCAAAATTGCCAAGGGTTACAATATCCTGCCAAAAGCAGTAGCTGAAAAGTGGTTGACTCGCAGTCATGTTAGAGAAGCCACTCCAGAAGAGATTGCTAGAGAATACGGTAAGTAAAGATGGAAATACTGAGGGTACCGTCATATACCACTGATGCTGTAATCACTGTATCTAGTGCTTCTACTAGCTACAATTACACCGTTACGGATATGGCGGACCAATCAGTAACTACTGGTACAACCACTTCTAGCTCTGCTTCTAAGGTCACAATTTCATTACCCTCGGAATATGACGGATCGTATATCGTAAACGTAGACAGTACAGATAATTATGTTGATGTTGTTAGACCATATGTCGATCCAACAACCAAAGGTGAAACCGCAACAGAGGTTGCAGACTATACCAAATACGAGTCTATTGCTAGATCAATTATTGACTCCGTAATCATTGAAGGCTTTTACTACAAGAAACAAATGATTGAAACAACTGGTTTGGGGGCAGATTATATTCCTCTTTGGGTAAACGCTAAAAAGGTTTTAAAGCTTTATGAAAATAATGTTTTGCTCTTTGACGCAGCGGATCCAGAAAGCTACAGCACATCTTATACAATAACCCAAGACAACACAGCAATTGTAGAGGTTTATGAGGGCAATATTAACAGACTTGAGTCTGCCCAACTCATAATGCCAACAAGTGGTTCAGACATTATTGATATCAAGTACGTTTATCGCGGCTTCCCCAGGACTTTTGACTACAGCGTTTTGCTAGCTGTGGGATATCCAAACGTACCCACCGATATTGTTAGGGCGGCAGAACTGCTTATTGACGACATTGCCTGTGGAAAACTAGATTATGTAGAGCGATACATGAAGTCTTATCAAACAGACCAATTTAAAATCGGCTTTGACAACAGGGTTTTCGAGGGAACGGGGAATTTCGTAGTAGACAAAATCTTATCTAATTATGCTAAGTCTATTACTAAGCTTGGAGTGCTCTAATGGATTGTGGATCTAAAGACCCCCTGTACCCGATACAGGCAGATATCTTCTACCCAGAGGTCGCACAAGGCGCCTACGGCAGTGTTTCTAAGTCTTGGATGAAAGACAGAACTTTGGTGTGTAGCCTTGGTCCAGCGGGATCTAGATTTAGGGAAGAGCTTAATCCCAATGTTGATATTAACCTGGAATCTTTGCTAGTAGGAAGATTTAAGGAAGATATTCGTTTTTCTAGGGATCAAAAGGGTAAGGCAATGACAAACATTGTTATAAGCAATGTCAAAGACAGAAACTGTCAAGAGGTTTACATAGAGCCTTCAGGACCTAGAAAGAATCAGTCGACAATCTTTGAGGTTGCTACTGTAACACCACACATTGGAGCTTTAGGAAAAGTAGAATACTATAAGGTTATTTTGCGTAGATCTGAGAATCAGGCGGTAGATGTATGATTAATATGAAATACAATACTAATTCTTTTATGAAAGAAATGAACAATATTCTAGATTATGCAAATGGTTTTATGGAGGGTGCTCAAAACGGAAAGAAAGAACTCTTTGAAACAATTGGTGAAAAAACAAAAGAAATACTTAATGAATGAATTTGTAGATTCTAATGCCAGAGCAAACGAAGCGGTTCTTCACCATGTTTACGAATGGTCACAGGCAGGCTCCCCAAGCTCAAGACTGTTTGACTTAGAGTACACAACCTCTGGAGGCGGACTCACCTTTAGGTCTACCTTTAGGCAATCAGTCTCCGTTCAGTCTGGATCAAGCACCCCTTTCTATGACAAGGCAAGAATTATGGAGCAGGGAATTCCGGTTAGAATAAGGCCAGTAAAAGCCGAAGCCCTAGCTTTTCAAGATAACGGTCAGCAAGTTTTTACAAAGTCTCCCGTAACAGTAACAAATCCTGGAGGACAGTCTGTCGCTGGTGGGTTTCAACAAACAATAGACTCTTTCTTTAATTCATACTGGAAGCAATCTTTCTTACAAGCTTCTGGGATTGCAGATATTCTTCGTAATCCAATTCAGTTTAAGCAAAATCTACCCCGCGCAAAGGCTGGCGGTAGGGCAGTTGGATATGATGTTGGTTACAGGTGGATTGCGGCAAGGGAGGCTAGATAATGCCTATAGACTATCCCCCAGTTTTTATTAACAACTACCTTGCTGAAAAGATTACCGAGGGTTTGCCAGAGTACTTTAATGCGGACCCACAAGAAGAATCTGAATACCCCCTAAGATTTTTCCCAACACAGCCAACATCCATTGACACACTAACCGAAGAATTTCCAGAAGCATCCGAAAATGTTTTTGCTGTATACGACAGAATGTTTAGGATGCGACGAGGTCCGTTTCCTCACTGTAGAACAGAACAGTTACTATACTATTTTTACAAAACATCTGGCGGTATTGACGCACT